TAGATGGGGAACAAATCATAATGGAGAATATTTTGCTATTGGTGTTGGTGGTGCCCTCGCTGGTCGCGGGGCTGATCTGTTTATCATTGATGACCCACACTCTGAACAAGATGCCAAACTTGGACGACCTGACGTTTTTAAGCCTGCTTGGGAGTGGTTTCAGTCTGGCCCTCTTCAACGTCTTATGCCTGGTGGTGCGATCATCGTAGTGATGACTCGGTGGTCTAAGTTAGACTTGACTGGTGAGATTATTAACCAGATGGTAAAGAATGAAGGTGTTGACGAATGGGAAGTAGTAGAGTTTCCGGCGATCATACATAATAAACAAGGTGAAGAAGAATCACTCTGGCCTGAATTTTGGCCGTTAAAAGAACTCTTAGCAAAGAAAGCGGCGTTAGATGTTCGGTACTGGAATGCGCAATACTTGCAAAACCCGGTGTCAGAAGAAGGTGCCTTAATTAAAAGGGAATGGTGGAAGATATGGGAAGAAGAAGATCCACCGCAATGTGAATTTACGATTATGAGTTTAGATGCTGCCCAGGAGGCGAATAATAGAGCGGACTATAACGCGCTCACCACTTGGGGCGTCTTTTTTAACGAAGAAACCAATAACTATAATATAATACTATTAAATGCAATTAAGAAACGATTAGAGTTTCCAGAGCTCAAAGAACTTTGTATCGAAGAATATAAAGACTGGGAACCCGATGCATTCTTAGTTGAAAAGAAATCTAACGGCGCTGCACTCTACCAAGAGTTTAGACGTATGGGCATTCCTGTTGGCGAATTTACACCAGGTAAAGGGCAAGATAAAATCAGTCGTGTAAATGCAGTGTCAGATTTGTTTAGAAGTGGTATAGTGTGGGCCCCAGATCATAGATGGGCGCATGAAGTAATTGAAGAGTGTAATGACTTTCCAAGTGGTGCTAATGATGACTTGGTTGATAGCACAACACTAGCATTAATGCGGTTCAGACAAGGTGGATTTATTAGACTACCTAGTGACGAGGCTGAAGATATACCAGGATTCAGAAGTTCTCGAAATAGATTATATGCAATTTAAGGATTAATTATGGCAGACAATATAGATAAAAGTTTAGCACAAGCTCCTCAAGGCCTAGAAGAATTAGCGATGGGTCAACCAGACCTTTCTATTGAGATTGAAAACCCAGAGAGTGTAACGCTTGATGACGGAAGTATGGAAATTACAATCGTTCCGGGCAAAGATGTTGCTGGAGATGAATTCAATGCAAACTTAGCAGACGATATGGATGAAGGTCAGTTGACAGAGTTGTCAGGTGATTTAATTGGTGAATATGATGCCGATATTAATTCAAGAAAAGATTGGTTAACAACTTATGTAGATGGCTTAGAGTTACTAGGTCTTAAAGTTGAAGACAGAACAGAACCGTGGCCCGGCGCATGTAATGTATATCATCCCTTAATGACAGAAGCGCTGGTTAAGTTCCAAGCTGAAACTATGATGGAAACATTCCCCGCTGCAGGCCCAGTTAAAACTGTAATTGTTGGCAAACAAACAAAAGAAAAAGAAGATGCTGCTGAACGAGTTAGAGATGATATGAACTATCAGCTAACTGATATGATGCCTGAGTATCGTCCTGAACATGAAAGAATGTTATGGGGTTTAGGTTTAGCAGGTAACTCGTTTAAGAAAGTTTACTATGATCCAAACTTAGAACGTCAAGTGTCCATGTATGTTCCAGCAGAAGATATTGTAGTTCCATATGGTGCGTCAAACTTAGAAACAGCAGAGCGTGTAACACACGTCATGCGTAAGACAAAAAATGAATTAAGAAAATTAATGGTAGCGGGCTTCTACAAAGATGTAGAGTTAGGTGAGCCGTTCTTAGATGTTGATGAAGCTGAAAAGAAAATTGCAGAGAAGTTAGGGTTTAATCCTACAGAGGATGATAGATATAAAATCCTTGAGATGCATATTAATTTAGATTTAGAAAATGGGGATAGTGAAGATGGTATTGCACTACCATATGTTGTTACTATTGAAAAAGGTACAGGCACAATACTTGCCATTAGACGTAATTGGAATCCAGACGATAACAAAAAATTAAAACGTCAACACTTTGTACATTACGGTTACATTCCAGGTTTTGGTTTCTATTGCTTTGGCTTAATCCATTTAATAGGCGCGTTTGCTAAATCAGGTACTATGATTTTACGTCAGCTTGTAGACGCTGGCACTTTATCAAACTTACCAGGTGGTATGAAATCACGCGGTCTTAGAATTAAAGGCGATGATACACCTATAGCTCCAGGTGAATGGAGAGATGTTGATGTACCAGCAGGTGCTATTAGAGATAACATCTTACCGTTGCCATATAAAGAGCCTTCACAAGTTCTTAATCAATTGATGAATCAAATCATTGAAGAAGGACGACGTTTTGCTTCAGCTGCAGATATGAAAGTATCTGATATGAGTGCTAATTCTCCAGTAGGTACAACACTAGCTATTCTAGAACGTACATTAAAAGTAATGAGTGCTGTTCAAGCGCGTATCTACTATGCGATGAAACAAGAGTTTAAATTACTTAAAGGTATTATTCGTGATTACACTCCAGAAGAGTATTCATATGAACCTGAAGTAGGCGATAGACGTGCTAAACAATCTGACTATGATAATGTAGATGTTATTCCAGTTAGTGATCCAAATGCTGCAACAATGTCACAGAAAGTTGTGCAGTATCAAGCAGTTATGCAAATGGCTCAACAGTATCCACAGATTTATGATTTACCAGAACTTAATAAACAGATGCTTGAAGTATTAGGTATTAAGAATATTGGTAAACTCATACCTACAACAGAAGATCAAAAACCAAAAGATCCTGTATCAGAAAATATGGCTATATTAAATGGTAAACCTGTTAAAGCTTTTATGTATCAAGATCATAAAGCTCACATAGATGTGCATATGGCCTTTAAAAATGATCCTAAGATTGCACAACTTGTAGGACAAAGCCCAATGGCTCAACCTATTATTGCAGCAATGGAAGCTCATTTAGCTGAACATTTGGCTTTTGAATATAGACGTCAAATTGAAGAACAATTAGGTACACCATTACCTAGTCCAGAACAAGAATTACCTCCAGAAGCAGAAGTAGAATTATCTAAACTTGTTGCTCAAGCAGGTCAACAGTTGTTACAAAAAAATCAAGCAGAAGCTGCACAACAGCAAGCTCAACAACAAATGCAAGATCCTATTGTTCAAATGCAACAAGCTGAGTTACAACTAAAACAACAAGAGTTAGCGTTAAAAGCTCAAACAGAAGCACAAAAAATTCAACTTGAAATGGCTAAAATACAGTCTCAAGAAAAAATTGCAGGTGTGGAGTTAGGATCTAAAATATCTATGGATAAAGAAAAAATAAAACTAGATATGGCTAAAGAAAATACTAAACAAATGCAAGAAGGATTAAAACTAGGTTTAGAAGCCGTTAATAAAGAAAGAAATAATGTACAAAAAGAAGATCAAATTACTGTTGATGCGCTTAACAAATTAGCGGAGCAGTTAAACAAATCTAATAAAAAGGAATCAAAATCAACTAAGGAGTAGCTAAATGGACCAAACGCTAGAGCTATTATTGTCTCGAATAGAGGATCAGCGCAAAACAGTTTTAAATAATTTAGGAGACGGAGCAGCAAAAGATTTTGCTTCGTATCAAAATATGGCAGGATATATTCGAGGTCTATCCGTCGCTGAAAGTTTAATTAAAGACCTTGCACAAAGAATGGAGACATTTGAAGATGAGTGACATACTCACAATGAATAAAAGCATAGTTGATGCAAGTGGTCGACCAGTTTATATTCCAAGCGTAGATGAAGTAAAAGTAGAAGATATACCGATTGAAGAACGTGGTTTACAGTTACCTGAGCCTAAAGGATACAAGATACTTTGCGCAATTCCTGATGCTTCAGAAACATATAAAGGTGGTATTGTAAAAGCAGATTCAACTAGAACTATAGAAGAACATTCAACTGTAGTTTTATTTGTAGTAAAAGTAGGTGACTTAGCTTATAAAGATGAAGTCAGATTTCCTACAGGTCCATGGTGTAAAGAGGGTGATTTTGTTTTGACACGTGCATACGCAGGTACAAGATTTAAAATCCACGGAAGAGAATTCCGCATTATTAACGACGATACGGTTGAGGGGGTTGTTGAAGATCCTCGCGGCTACACTCGCGCATAAGGAGTAATATATGGCTGACGTAAAAGATGGTGATATTGTTTTTGAATATCCAGATGATGACGAAATACCAGCGGCTAAACCTGCTGAAGAAAAAGAAGTTTTCACTCAAAGTGAGAAAAACGAAGTTAAAATAGAAACAAAAGCAGATGACATTGATCTTGAAATTACAGACGATGACATTCCTGTTGCCGATAGAGGTAAAGAACCTTTACCTAAAGAAAAAGTTGAAGAGATAGAAAATGACACATTAGAAGATTATTCTGAACGTGTTAAACAACGTATGGCTCAGCTTAAAAAAGTTTGGCATGATGAAAGACGTGCTAAAGAAGCTGCTGATAGAGAACGCCAAGAAGCAATTAGATTTGCACAACAAATTGCTGAAGAAAATAAAAAGTTAAAGACAACTTTAAGTTCAGGCGAAGAAGAATATATTAAAGCAGTAAGTAGCTCTCTTGAACAACAACTTGCTATAGCTAAACGAGATTATCGTGAAGCTTACGATGCAGGAGACTCAGATAAAATTATTGAAGCTCAATCTAAAATGAACGATGCTCAAATGCGTTTATCTCAGGTACATCAGTATAAGCCTCAGTATAAAAACGCTTTACAAGATTCTGAAAATCCTGTATATATACAACAAAATGAACAACCTTCATATAAACCAGACGATAGAGCCTTAAAATGGCAAGAAAAAAACGAATGGTTTGGTAAAGATGAAGAAATGACCAGCTTAGCGTTAGGTCTACATGAGAAATTAGTTAGAAGTGGGATCAGTCCTACCTCTGATGAATATTATCGTCGTATCGATGGTACGATGCAAAAACGATTCCCAGAACACTTTGGGGATGCAACGCTAGACGAGGAAACACCCGCCCAGCGCACAAAACCTTCGACTGTAGTTGCTCCGGCAACGCGTAGTACCGCGCCTAAAAAAGTACGATTGACGAAGACACAAGTAGCGTTAGCTAAAAAATTTGGGCTAACACCGGAACAATATGCAAGAGAAACTTTAAAATTGGAGAACGCAAATGGATAATAAAAGAGTAGATCGTGAATTAGAATCAAGAGACGAATTTCAAAGACCTGATAGCTGGAAACCTGCATCGTTATTACCTGAATTTAAAAAGGTACCTGGTTGGGCTTATCGTTGGATTCGTACTAGTGTCATGAACGAGGCTGATAATCTAAATGTATCCTCCAAAATGCGTGAAGGATGGGAACCCGTTAAATTAGCGGACCACCCTGAAATGAAGTTAATGATCGACCAAAATTCCCGTTTTAAAGACGGCGTTGAAATTGGTGGATTATTACTTTGCAAGATCCCAGAAGAGTTCGTTGCACAACGTAAGGCTCACTATGCTAAACAATCACAGCAACAAGCCGATGCAGTTGACAACAGCTTTATGAAACAGAGTGATCCTCGTATGCCTCTCTTCGCAGAGTCAAAAGCAACGACTTCATTCGGTAAAGGTAAATAATATAAACTTATAAGGAGAATAAAATGGCATATCCAACCATTAACAGTCCTTACGGTTTTCAACCAGTTAATCGTTATGACGGTATTCCGTACGCCGGGGCAACTTTACAGATCCCAATCGGCGCTTCGTACAATACTCCAATCTACAACG